GGTTATTCGCGACGACAGTTTTTTTCTAGCGACAGTCAAAATCTAATAGGGTAATAAACGCACTGTATGGCTACACAAAGAGAAGTTGCAGACCATTTGGATTTATCGGTCAAAAGAGTCTCAGAACTCATTAGAGATGGCATATTTCCATCAAAACAAGGTAGAAGTCCTTTAAATATAGACGTTTGCAGAGTCTCTTACATTTCTTACCTTAGAAAGCTAGGTGGTTATCACAAACGAAGCGGATCAGGTGATATTGCAGAAGAAAAAACTAAATTAACTGCTGCTCAAGCAAGAAAAGCAGAATTAGAAGTTGAAGAATTAGAAGGTAACTTAATACCAGCTAAATTAGTAGAAGATACTTGGATTGACTATGTAGCTAATGCTAGAGCAAAGCTATTAGGACTACCTTCAAGAATCGCACATCAAGTTATAACAGTAGATAAGTATGCAGAAGCAGAATTAATAATTAAAGAACAAGTGCATGAAGCACTAAACGAATTAGCACAAAATGGAATACCTCAAAAATATAGAAAAAGTGGTTCAGGAGACGAATCAAATATGGACTCCACCACCAAATCTGAAGATTAGCGATTGGGCTGATAGCTACAGACGTTTATCACCTGAATCTTCAGCAGAAGCAGGTCAATGGAGAACTGATAGAGCAGAGTATCAACGAGAGATTATGGATGCTTTTAATAATCCTGATACTCAACGAATAGTTGTAATGACAAGTTCTCAAGTTGGTAAAACTGAAATCTTACTTAATGCAATTGGATATTACATTGATCAAGATCCCAGTCCCATGCTAATAGTTCAACCAACATTACAAATGGGACAATCTTTTTCTAAAGATAGACTTGCATCAATGATAAGAGATACCGACAAGATTAAAGATTGTGTAAAAGATGCAAGAAGTAGAGATAGTGGTAATACAACTATGCATAAGAAGTTTGCTGGCGGTCATTTATCAATAGTTGGTTCTAATTCTGCATCAGGTTTAGCATCAAGACCTATTAGAATCTTGCTAATGGATGAAGTAGATAGATACGAGCAATCAGCAGGAGCAGAAGGTAGTCCAATAAGTTTAGCTGTAGCTAGAACTAAAACATTTTGGAATAGAAAGATATTTATGTGTTCTACTCCAACAATAAAAGGTCTATCTGCAATAGAAACTGCTTTTGAAGAATCAGATAAACGATACTTTCACGTTCCTTGTCCTGAATGTAATGAAAAACAAGTTTTAAAATGGAAAAACGTAGTTTGGGATGAAGATCAGCCTGAAACAGCTTCTTATGCTTGCGAACATTGTGGTTCAGTCATAGAAGAACATAAAAAACAATGGATGTTAAAAAATGGTGAATGGATTGCATCAGCACCCAAATCAGATACAGCAGGATTTCATATATCAGAGTTATATTCTGTTTGGTCTACTTGGGCTGATATGGCAAAAGCATTTTTAGAAGCTAAAAAGAATCCTGAGATGTTAAAGACATGGATAAACACTGCTCTTGGTGAATCTTGGGAAGAACAGGGTGAAGCTGTTGAATACGAAACACTATTACAGCGTAGACTAAATTATGATTACACAACGATACCTGAAGATGTATTAGTTTTAACTGCTGGTGTTGATACACAAAAAGATCGTTTAGAACTGCAATTAGTTGGTTGGGGTAAAAATTACGAAGCATGGGTATGTGATTACAAGATATTTTGGGGTGATCCGAATGCTCTAAATGTTTGGAATGATTTAGATGCTTATCTAAAGAAACGATTTAAAACTGAATCTGAAAGATTAATACCTATATCTTGTTGCACAATCGACTCAGGAGGACATCATACCAATATGGTTTACCAATTTACTAAGCCACGACAAGCAAGAAGGGTGTTTGCAGTAAAAGGTTTATCAACAGCAGGCAAACCAATAGCTAATAGACCTACATTTGTTGGTAAAAACAAAGCTGTACTCTATGGTGTTGGCTCTGATAGTGCAAAAGAAGCTATTTTTGCGAGATTAGCTGCTGATCCTGAACAAACAACGCTGCATTTTTGTTCAGACCTTGATGAAGAGTATTTTAAGCAGCTTACAGCAGAAAAAAGGGTAACTAAGTACGTTAGAGGTCGAAAAACGCTAGTTTGGAAACAAGTAGCTGCAAGAAACGAAGCATTAGATACATTAGTCTACAATTTTGCAGCAATTTACATCTTAAACCCTAATTTTGATTCTATTGAGAACAAAATGCTTACTCAAGAGTCAAAACCAAGAGAAAAACAGCAAAATAGACCACAAAAAGGCATAAATAGAGGTAATTTTGCTACAAATTGGAAATAAATATATAAATATCAAACCCATATATTGACAATTAGGTAATGCACCATAGTGTTAATAGTAGATTAATCTATTTTTAACGAGGTATTTGCTTGTCTAACGCATTTGATAGAGAAAATTACTCAGAAAAAGAACCTAACACATTGGTGTTGGGTGATTATTGGGCATGGAAACGTGACGATTTAGCTGATACCTATCCAGTATCTTCATATTCATTGACTTATGAATTTCATGAAGATTCAGGTGGTGGCGGAACACATAAATTCACATTAACCGCAACTGAAGCAGACGATACTTACTATATAGAAGCTGCTTCATCATCTACAACAGGTTATTCAACTGGTGATTATATTTGGGAAGCATATATAACTAAAACAGCAGACTCTAATAGGGTTATGGTTGATTCAGGAAGAACAACTATTACAGAAAATTTAGCTAATACAAATGCAGATTTAAGAAGTCATGCAAAAAAAGTATTAGATGCTATAGAAGCTGTTGTGGAAAACAGAGCTTCTATGGATCAGAGTTCAATGTCTATAGCTGGTAGATCATTATCAAGAATGTCTATAGATGAACTTATGACGTTTAGAGATAGATATAAGGCTGAATATTTAAAAGAAATTAAATTAGCAAGAATTAGAAATGGGCAAGGAAGTGGCAACACGCCAAAGGTAAGGTTTATTAAATAATGGCATGGTATAGCAGAATATTTGGTGGCGATACTCCAAAGCAGAAAAAGAGAAAAGCTTACAGAAGAAGTTATTCAGGAGCTAATACTGGTAGATTATTCGCAGATTTTATAACTACCTCAACAAGTGCCGATGCTGAAATAAAAGATAACATAAGAATTTTAAGAGATAGAGCTAGAGAATTAGCAAGAAACGATAGCTATATTGCAAGATACTTAAACCTGATGGTATCTAATGTTATCGGTAAGCATGGCATAAGAGTTAGCTCCAAAGCTAGGAACGATAATGGTTCTTTGGATATTGGAGCTAACCTGCTCATTGAAAGGGCATGGAAAGAATGGAGTCAGGTTGGAAATTGCACAACTAATGGAAGATTGTCATTCCTAGATTGCCAAAAAATATTTATTGAATCACTTTGCAGAGATGGTGAAGTTTTAATTAGAAAAATAAAAGCACCACAATCTCCATTTGGTTTTGAATTGCAATTTTTAGAAGCAGATCATTTAGACGAAAATAAAAATGACATTTACAAAGCAACAGGCAACAAAGTTAAGATGGGTGTTGAAGTTGATAAGTATGACAAACCAGTAGCTTATCATTTGTTTAAAAATCATCCATACGATAGATCATATGTCAGTCAATCACAACATATCAGAGTACCAGCAGATGAAATAATACACGCTTACTTACCGCAAAGAGCAGAACAAACTAGAGGTGTTTCTTTGGTTGCTACAGCTATGGCTAATGTGAAGATGTTAAATGGTTATTTAGAAGCTGAAATAGTAGCTGCTAGAGTAAGTGCATCTAAAATGGGTTTCTTTACCTCACCTGATGGTGATGGCTATGTTGGTGATGGTGAATATGAGGATACTTTTAACCCAACTATGAATGCTCAAGCAGGTGTATTTGAACAATTACCTGCTGGAATGGACTTCAAAGCATTTGATCCTAATCACCCAACATCTGCATTTGATTCATTTACAACAAGTGTTTTAAGAAGTATTGCATCAGGTCTTAATATTTCTTACCACTCACTATCAAATGACCTTACATCAGTTAATTACAGTTCAATTAGACAAGGTGCTTTAGAAGATAGAAGCATGTATCAGATATATCAACAGTTTGTAATTGAACATTTTGTAAACCCAGTATTCCAATCATGGTTAGAAATGGCTATCTCAACAGGCTATATCAATTTACCTATGGGTAAATTCGATAAGTTTGCTAGATCAATTAACTTTATACCAAGAAGTTTTGCTTGGATTGATCCATTAAAAGAAATGCAAGCTAATGTAATAGGATTACAAAATGGAACACTTACCTATGCTGACATTAGTGCTAGCTATGGTAGAGATACTGAAGAACTTTTTGAACAACATCAGAAAGAAATAGAGCTAGCAAAACAATACGATATAGAACTAGCTTATCAACCATTTGGTCAGAAACTTCCTGTAGAAGCAAAGATACAGGGTGGAGATGATGAAGATGCCTAAGCCAAATGAAGGAATGAAAGTAGAAGCACGAAGAGGTCTCGACTGGCGAGAAGAATTTGGTCGAGGTGGTACTCGAGTCGGTGCTGTTAGAGCTAGACAAATAGTAGCTGGTGAAAACCTTTCTGACGATACAGTAAAAAGAATGTATAGCTTCTTTTCAAGACATGAAGTAGATAAGCAAGCAGAAGGTTTTAAACAGGGTGAAGAAGGTTATCCATCAAATGGCAGAATCGCATGGGCATTATGGGGTGGAGATGCTGGATTCACTTGGTCAAAAAGATTAGTAGAACAAATGAAAGAAGATAGAGCAGTATCAGGCAAAGCTCTTGAAATGATTAAAAATAAAGTAGAAGAACATAATGAAGAAGTTGGTGATGTTAAGTCAAAAAGAACCAACGTATCTACTTTATCAAAAGTTTATGAAAGAGGGATTGGTGCATATAAAACTAATCCAGCTTCAGTCAGACCATCAGTTAGTAGTCCTGAACAGTGGGCTGCAGCAAGAATTAACAGTTTCTTATTTGCTTTAAGAAACGGAAAATTCAGAAGCGGTAAACACGATACAGACCTACTACCTGAAGGACATCCTTTATCAACAAAAAATAAAGAGGAGAAATCTATGAAAGATAAAGAAGATAGACATATCCTCAATGTGAATGAGACTGATGATTCTGTAATCATTGAGTTCTCAAAGCATCATGAGGATGAACAAGAAGAAGGTGAAGCAGTAGAAATGGAAGCTGTTGACTCAGAAAGACCTTATCACGAAGAAGAAGAGGATAGAAAAGTAGTAGATATGCCAATGAAGTATAGAACTATTGATTTATCCGAAGCTAGATTTGTCGATGAAGATAATAGAAGAGTCAGAGTGGGTGTTTCTAGTGAAGAACCTGTAGAGAGAAGTTTTGGCATGGAAGTGCTAGGACACTCAGCCGATGATATAAACATGGAATTTATTTCATCAGGTAGAGCGCCATTATTGCTAGATCATGATATGACTAAGCAAATTGGTGTTATTGAAGAATTCAAACTTGATGAGACAGCTAAAAGGACAATAGCTGTAGTTAGATTTGGAAAATCTGCTTTAGCTCGCGAAGTATTTGAAGATGTAAAAGATGGTATTCGCATGAATATCTCTGTAGGTTACAGAATAGATAAGCTGGAACGATATTCTGACGATGACAAGGTTTATTACAAAGCAAAATGGACTCCAATGGAAGTTTCTTCTGTTAGTGTTCCTGCTGACCAATCAAGACTTGTTGGGGTTGGACGTTCTGAAGATAAACAAAATAAACAAACAACAAAGGTGAAAATAATGGAAAACGAAAAACAAGATATTAATCTTGATGAAGTTAGATCACAAACTGTTGCTGAAGCTAAAGCTGAATTCAAAAGAAACTCAAAAGAGATAATTGATTTAGCTGTTAAGCACAACAAAAGAGATTTAGCTGATAAAGCGATTGCCGATGGAATCTCTGTTGAAGAATTTAGAGGTGTATTACTAGAAAATATTTCTAATGATGTTCCTTTAGAAACTCCATCAGAAATCGGTATGACCAAAGAAGAAGTGAAGAGATTTAGTTTAGTAAAAGCTATTAGAGCTTTAGCTAATCCTTCAGACAGAAAAGCACAAGCTGATGCTGAATTCGAATTCGAATGCTCTGAAGCTGCTGCTAGAGAATATGGTAAAGATGCACAAGGCATCATGTTACCTGCTGATGTATTAAAAAACTGGAAAAGGGATATTAATTCATCTGATGATTCAACACTAATCGCACAAGATTACAAAGGTGGAGATTTCATTGATGTATTAAGAAATTCATCTTCAGTAATGCAAGCAGGTGCTACAATGCTAAGAGGATTACAAGGTAATGTTGTAATTCCTAAGAAAACTGCTGCTTCAAGTGGTGGTTGGATTGCTACAGAAGGTAATGCTGCTTCTGAATCAGAATTTACTTCAGGTTCAGTAACAATGTCACCAAAAGTAGTTGGTGCTTTTACTGATGCTACAAGATTGTTATTACAACAATCATCATTAGATGTAGAAAACTTAATCAGAGATGACTTAACTCAAGCTATCGCAACATCTATAGATTTAGGTGCTTTAGCTGGCTCAGGTTCAAGTGGTCAACCTACAGGTATTGCTAATACTTCAGGAATCAATACAACAACTTTTGCTGCTGCTAACCCAACATGGGCAGAGATTGTAGCTATGGAAAGTGCAGTTGCTAATGACAATGCATTAGTTGGTTCTTTAGGTTATATATGTAGACCTGCTGATTATGGAACATTAAAAACTACTGAGAAAGCAAGTGGAACTGCACAATTTGTAGTATCACCTGATGGTTCAATGAATGGTTACAACGTAATCAGAAGTAACCAAGTAACTTCAGGAGATTTCTACTTTGGTAATTTTGCTGACTTACTAATCGGTATGTATGGTGGTCTTGATATTACTGTTGATCCTTATGCATTATCAACTTCAGGTGGAGTAAGAATTGTTGCTCTACAAACTGTTGATGTTGCTGTAAGACACGCAGTATCTTTCTGTAAATCAAGTGACTAATTAGCATGATGAAATGGAATGGCGGTAGCAATACCGCCAACTTAAGTATGAAAAAATTTTTAATAACAAGCGATACAGTTGCAAATGGTAAAAAAGTATATGCAGGTGATGTCGTTGAATTAAACGAAGGTGTAGGTCATGAACTTTGTGCTTATGGTAAAGCTCAACCTCATATTGAAAAACCTATAAAGGAAAGTGTCAATAGAAGTGTTGGTTTGAAAAAATCAAGTACAAAACCTACAAAGAAAAGAACTAAAAAATAATGGCTATAGAAAGTGCAGCAGATTTTAATTCTTATGTCGACTCTACAACTGGGCATGGGGTTACTGCTACATTTTTTGAAGTACAACAATCTTTTTGGGATTCTAGGGTTGGATTAATTGATACTTGGTTTGATATTGACTCAGGTAACACAACAAATATTAATATTATTATTGACCAAGAGTATTTTGATATTGCAGGCGGTACTATTCCTGTTGCTGGTTATCAACCTAGAGCAATACTGAAATCAAGTGATGTACCTTACATATCTCATGAAGATAAATTAGTTGTTAATGCTATTACAACGGATCAAGGTAATGTATTAAAAGCAGAAACTACTTTTTTAGTTAAAACAGTAGAGCCTGATAATACAGGATTGGTTTCATTAGTTTTAGAGGAGCAGTAATGTCTCAATTTAGATTAGAAACTGAACTAGATATGGCAGGATACCTTGATATAGATTTTGGTCATGGTGTATCAGCAGTTTTTACTAATAGTGGTGGTACAAGTACAACAATAAATATCATTTTAAATAATGAATATGTTGAACAAGAAGAAGGCATAGGTGTTGAAGCACTAAAACCTGTTGCTTATTGCAGAACAATAGATATACCTAGTATTGGATTTGGTAATAGATTAGATGTATCTGCAATTAAAGATGTTAATGGAAACATATTGAAAGCAGCACAAAATTATACTGTTGTAAATATTCAATCAGATCGAACAGGTTTTTCTGCATTGATGTTAGAGGAAATCTAATGGCGAATCATATAAGACAACAAATTAGAGAATACTTTGGAACAACATTAAATAATTTAACAACTACTGGTACAAGAGTTTATGAATCTAGGGTTTATCCATTAGAGACAGTACCAGCATTAGCTATATACACTAAATCAGAATCAAGTGAACCAATAGTAATTGGCACTGACAGGTTAATGAGTAGAGATTTAAGTGTAGTAGTTGAAGGCTATGCAAAAGCTACAAGTAACTTCGATGACACGATAGACACAATAAGCAAAGAGGTCGAAGAAGCAATCATGGCAGATAGAACTCTAGGTGGTTTGGCAAAAGATACATATCTTGAGTCAACTGAAATTGAATTTAACGCGGAAGGTGAAAAACCATTGGGATATGTCTCAATGACCTTCTTAACTAATTACTACGTTAAGGAAACTAATCCTGACGTAGCAGTATAAGGAGACAATTATGAAAATGATTAGTCCTGATGGAAAAGTTTCTATAAAAGCTCACCCTTCTAAGGTTGAGTCTTTATTGAATATGGGTTGGAAAGAGGAAGCAGTCCATTCGCAAGATAAAGTTAAATCTTCTTCTAAGAAAAAGTCGAAAGACGAGGTAGAAAATGGCAACACATAAAGGAAGTGAAGGAACTGTAAAAGTCGGTTCTAATGCTGTAGCTGAAATAAGATCTTACTCACTTGAGGAAACTGCTGATACTTTAGAAGATACTTCAATGGGTGATACTGCAAGAACCTATAAATCATCATTGACTTCTTTCTCAGGAAGTATAGATGTATTTTGGGATGAAACTGATACTTCAGGTCAAGGTGCTTTAACCATTGGATCAGAAGTTACTCTTAATGTTTATCCTGAAGGTGCTGATAGTGGTGATACTTATTACAGTGGTTCAGCTATTGTTACTGGTGTTACAAGAAGTGCATCATTTGATGGATTGGTTGAAGCTAGTATTTCAGTTCAAGGAACTGGTGCATTAACAAGCACAACAGTCTAATTATGAAAATAATAGACAAGGCTAAAGCTCATTTTGATTCATTAGAAATCAAAGAGATTGAGATACCTGAGTGGAGTGATGGAGAAGAGGTTCTTAAAGTATATGCAAAGCCATTAACGCTAGCAGAAATGTCTAAACTGCAAAAATTTGCAAAGAATGACGATGTAGCATTAATGGCTTATTGCTTAATATACAAAGCCTTAGATTCTGATGGTGAAAAAGTATTTGATCTATCAGACAAACATACACTTATGAATGGTGTAGATAAAGATGTTCTTGCAAGAGTAGCAACTGAAATAATGAGTAGTCCTACTGTTGAAGAACAAGTAAAAAAGTAGCAAACGATAAGGAATTATTTGCTAAATATTATCTTGCCGAGATGCTTAATTGCACCTTAGAAGAGCTAGAAAAGAAAATGACCTTATCGGAATTTACAGGATGGTTAGGATATTTAGAAGAAAAGAATAGGCAAATAAAAAATGGCAACTGATTATAAATTAAGAATTACAGCAAAAGACCAAAGTAAAAAGGGTTTTAATTCTGTTAATAAAAATATAAATAATACACAACAAGCTATGAAAAAATTAGCTGGTGCTTTTGCTGGTGTTTTTGCTGTAAGACAAATTGTTCAATTTGGAAATGAAGCATTACAACTAGCAGATACTATTGGTAAAGTTGCTGATTCTATTGGTGTCAATACAGAATTTTTACAAAAATATCAATTTGCTGCACAACAAGCAGGTCTAACTACTGAAGAATTTAACAAAGGTATGCAGAACTTTACCAAGATGGTAGGTCAGGCACAACTTAGAACTTCTGAGGCTGGTAGGACATTACAAAAACTTGGAGTACAAGTTAAAAATACTGATGGTTCTGTTAGAAGTTCTGAAGAAGTATTTGTTGATTTATTTGAAGCTCTTGATGGAGTTGGTAGTCAGTTTGAGAAAAATGCTATCTTAGCTGATCTTATGGGTAGAGCAGGTGTAAAACTTGCTGTTATGGGTAAAGATGGTGCTGAAGCTATGAAAGAATTAGCTGAGTCAGCTACAGGTGTTCTTGATGAAGAAACTATAAGAAGAGCAGAAAGATTCAATGACACTATGAATATTCTTAAAAGACAAATATTAGCTCCTATGCAAGATATGTTTATTAGTGCTGCTAATTCAGTATTGATGTTTATGGATGCATTGGGTTTAATTGATATTCCTAAAACCATCCCTGAATTACAAGAAGAGTTAGCTAAATTAGAAAAGACACAAGAGCAATTTAATGCAGCTATAGGTAATGAACGTAGATTAAGAAATAAAAATATTAAAGATCAATCAGAAAAAATTGCACTAATAAAAGAAGAAATTGCAACATTAGAAAAAGCAGAAAAACTTAGAGAAAAAGTTGCTTTAGAAGCTGCTAAAGATTTTAGTGGTGCTTTAGATAGTGTAAAAAGCATGAACGCAATATCTTCTACTCTTACTTCCTCATTTAAAACATTTTTTGATTTTACTAATAAAGAATTTTTTAATTTTAAAAATCTAGCAACTAGTATTGTTAAGTCAATAATTGATGAATTAATAAGAGTTCATATTATTAAAAATTTATTAGGATTTGGTGCTACAGCTTTTGGTGCTGAATCAAAAATAGGTAAAGTTTTTAAAACTGCTGCTGATAGTATGGAAGGCGGTGGTTATACAGGTATGGGTGTTAGAGCTGGTGGTATAGATGGTAGAGGTGGATTCCCAGCTATATTACATCCAAATGAAACTGTAATTGACCATACAAAAGGACAAACAGTAGGTGGCACTACAGTCAATTTCAATATTAATACAGTAGATGCACAAGGATTTGATAAGTTATTAACATCAAGAAAAGGATTATTAACACAAATAATAAATAATGCCATGAATAATCAGGGCAAGATGGGAGTAGTATAATGTCAGGACAATTTCCCACTGATCCAAATTTTAGCACTTTAAATTTTAAAGATAATAGACCTAATTTATTAAATCAAACAATATCAGGTAGAAAACAAGTAAGACAAATAGGTAGTCAATATTTTTCTTTTACTGTGCAAATGCCACCATTACAACAAGCAAAAGCTCAAGAAGTATTTGCATTTTTACAAAAACAAAAAGGTTCTTTTGAGAACTTTACTATTGCTGCACCCTTAGATAATTTAGGAGCAAGTAAATCAGAAACCGATATATTGGTTAATGGAGTACATTCTGTTAGTGACAATACTATAGCTTTAGATGGTTTCTCTCAAACAACAGGTGCATTAAAAGCAGGTGATTTAATAAAGTTTGCTAATCATTCAAAGGTTTATATGGTTGAATCGGATGTCAATGCTTCAGGTGGAGCAGCAACAGTTACAATATCACCAAATCTTGTTTCTTCTCTAGCAGATAATGAAGCTGTTACTGTTAATAAACCTGCATTTACTGTCTATCTTGAAAGTGATGAAATTATGTATTCAACAGATATAAGTGGTTTTTATAGTATTTCATTTGATGTTAGAGAGGTTATCACCTAATGCCAAGAAGTTTATCATCAGGATTACAAACACAA